ATGGTAAAGAGCATCAGGACTAAGGCCCATGTTGCTAACCTCCCAACCCAACGACAAATGGAGGGACGTAGGTTACCCTACGGGAACCCCACAAAGTGCAGCAAGCGCAGCTGCGAGAGCTGACACACCCTTTCCGAGTGCGCCAGACTTTGCAACCACGATAGCCGCACCAAGGATAGCTCCATGGTGGTCTTTCCAATATTGGCTAATCTTAGCCCACATGGTTAGATCACCCCGGTGACAAGAGTGTCACCGATGCTCGCACTGATCTGGGCAATTACGCCGTGGACCAGCGAAGCAAGAGCTCGCACGTTCGCAGTATCGGCCACATCAGAGCCCGCCGGCACATCATAGCTGACCGTGATATTAAATATCTGGGCAGCCTGGTTTGCCAGCGGAGTAACTCCTTTGCGTCCAATAATTTTGAACGTGTTCCGAGGTACATTGGGAAGGATCCCAGTAGCACCATTAACTGCCGGGAGCTGCCGCAAAACGGCAGGCCTCGTCAGCGTAACGGTGAACGGGCGGCTCGGCGACGACGAAGAGTCAACGCCAGCCTGCGTTCCGCCAATGGCGGATACAGCATACTGCCTTCCGTTATTAGACGGAGCAGTATCGGTAGCAAGGGTATACGTCGGAGACGTAAATCCTGTCTGGGCCCCGCCTGTAACAGGCGAGGAAACTGAGAAGGACATGTGGATTACCCCACGGAAGGACTACATTAAAAGAAAGGAGTCAGTTTACGAATCCGTTGAGAGAGAACCGCAGCGATGTTGAAGTATGGATACTTGCTTGTCGGGATACTGAACTGTACCCGAGGAAGCAAGTCATCTGTACCCAACACCGAACGGTTCACAACGGTCGTATTCTGATACCCGTTACCGCCTTGGACATCTGCCTCGCGTCTGACTTGGGTCCATCCGGGCCCTGGAGAAGGTGCAGGACTGCAACTGACTAAACGCCAGTTGCGAGCATACACCGTACGTGTGGTTTTGCAACCCCACGCAAGCTTCGACGAAAGAAAAGATAATCCCCGGTAGATTTCGCCAACATTGACGAACTCGTCTACCAGCCATGAGAACGGAAGCAAATCCCAGGCAGTGGGTACCCACTTATCAGGGTATAACTGCCAGGCTTGACCTAAGGAGATCTTGCCATCGGGATCGGCGTCCGAACGGATACCACCTAACATGCGACACTTGAACTCCCCGTAACTTTGGGTAGCCCAAGTGAAGCCTGGAGCGCCACCTAAGGGCGGATCGGTAACCCGATTCGCTATGGTAACATTATACCTCTCGGACGCGGACGCTGAGATGCGGACAATATCCAAGCGAAAACGCTTGGCGTCGGCAATCGCGGCGGCTACGTCAAGAGCGAGAGGCTTGATACCAAAGTGATACTCAAGGTAAGTATCAGCCAACACCTTCCGAAGTGTAGGAGGATGATGCACCGTCTGACGCACTTTCGTTAGTACGTTTAGATAGTGAACCGTCTTCTGAAACATGGAATGCATTGGCTTCATGAGTGTATGGAGAGTCTCCCTATATTCGCCTAAGTCTTGTCCGGCTTCGATTGAAGACCGAGCGTTGTCATAAGCGTCAAGGAATTTCCCAATACAGCGGTTAGTTACTCTGGTAACAACTGCAGCGGGAGGATCCCCCGGCCAGGCAATGCCTGACAAGGGAGTCCACCGACCGTCCAGGGTCCGATATCGCTGCCAAACATTTGGCGGCTGTGGCGGATTTTGAACGAAAAAAGAATCGCAGGTATAACTAAGCCAGTCCTGATCGAAAGTCACCTTAGTCCCAGTAAAGGGAGTGGTGGCATTTTGACCCTGACGAACTTGGTCACGCCAGCGAGGATTCTTTACGCCTGTAACGGTATCTACATATGCAGCAAACGCATAGCTTGCCACTTGATCAAGATTAACCGTAGCGTTGATGTCATGTACCACATAATGAAGGTGGCCAAGGACATTACCGGTACGGGTCTTGGTATAGGGTTCTGCCATACGTCGTTACCAACTAGTCAGAGAGCGGTGACGAACCGCCATAACTAGTAGAGAAGAGACAGAAATGATCACCACACAGATCACGAAGCTGCTCAAATGAGGTGGCGTAAATCTGAAAATCCTTTTCAGGAATCAGACGTGCCATCTCAGCAGTAAGACCGATCGAACCTAAGAACTGCCCGAAAGCAGGGTGGATCCGGTACGGTCCGAAATCTTCGTAATCAGAAGTGTCAAAGACACACTCTGACATCTGCATAGTGATCACCTCAAGCCTAACGGAGTAAAATCCCAGGGCTAGGGTTGCTAACCCTGAGGGACCCCGAA